TTACCATCCGCAGTATATTCAATGAATGTTAGTGCCATTATTTATAAATGTTTGTAAGACGTTCAATAGAGTCTAACTGTTGTGACTTCTGTATTCTCTTCTGTTTTTTCTTTCTTTCTTCGAGTTTGATAGCTTGGATCTTGGGATCCTGTTTAATTTTATTCCATGCTATTTTTCTAGCTTTTTGGAAAATTTGATCTATCTTTTGATTATGATAGAAGTCCATAACTTCATACTCGCTACGCTGACCTGATGCTATAAGTCGCATCATTTCTTCCATAGACTCTATGACTTTAGGGTCATCCATAAGTCTATTTAGCAATACTTCTATGTTTTGCTCTCCGATAGCTTTCTGAAATGCAGATCTAATCCGTGGTTCATCTGTTAAATTATCTCCTTCGGGGGAGTACATAACTGATAATCGCATGTCATAACCACTATTAAATAGAAGCTGTCTACCGGGACTCGATGTTAAATTAAATGATATAGGACTAAACATGTTAAATGCTCGAGTCATAAAGTCATAAGGATTAACAGGATTACCAGATAGTATATCATACTTAATAGGTAAGTCTTCGCCGGGGAGGTTTTCAAAGGCTAGGTTTCTATTTCTCATAGCATCTATAAAACCTGAGTTTAGCTCACGCATATATGGAGTAAATAACTTACCCAAATCATTACGTAAACCACCTAAAGGTATAGTGTTATTCATTAAGTTAGATGCTATTCTTGCAGGCTGTCCGGGTTTTGCACCAAATAAATCTACAAAGGACTGTAAGCCTGCTAAGTAAGATTTACTTGTTACACCCTGAGCAAGCAGTAATGCTACCTTTCCTAAATTATCTTTTGTCCATTCTTCGCCCATTAGTATACTAGCGTCACCTATATCGGCAACCATAGATAAAACTTGGTTAAATGGTTCAAAGGAATCATAACCTACTTGTACTTCTCCTAGAGTTATAGTTCTAGGTTTATAGCCTGCATCCATCCAGACGTTACGTTTTTGTCTGTCAATCGGTCCGTTACCTGTTAGCTCTCCTGACATCCATTTTTGTGCCGCCATAAATACAAGAGCAGAACCCATAGCTAATCTACCGTTTTGTAACGCTTTTGCATTAGCTAGTTCTCTAGCATTAGTAATACCAAATTTAGGTCCAAGCTCTGCAAATGTTTCTGGTGTAGGTTTAGCAAATGCTATATCATTAAATTCTTTAACAAGAAAGTTAAAACCGGGTGTATGTTTAGCTGTAAGTTTTAGTCCGTTTACACCTGTTCTAGCAAATAAAAAGAATGGTTTTGCCCAAGGATTCTGTTGGAATACAGCGTTAAGGTTAGCAGAGAATCCACTAAGATCTTGTGTAAGTGTAACTTCTTTACGTGCAAATTTTGTAGCTTCGTCTACAATATTACCATCAGCATCAAAGATATCACGATAGAAAAAGTCTTCGTAAGTTCTAATTAGCTCAGGTGTTATCTCTGTATAGCTAGTTAATTTACCGGCATCAGCTACGTCAAATGCTGACATCAAAGCTTTTTCTCTCATTTTAGCTCTACCTAGTATGAAAGCAAACGCATCGTCAGTTGCTGCCATTAATTTAGTAGAGTAGCTTAAGAAGCTTTTGTCATTTAATGTACGTGCCATATTAGCCATACGGAACGCAGCTTTATCGCCTGCGGTAGCTCGACCGCTGTCTTCAGCCCATCTACGTAATATCTCCCAGTTTGTATCGCCTGCTGTATATTCAGCAAAACGAGTCCTAACTGTAGATATATCTCCTGACCAGTATGAGTTTAGTCTAGATCTAAACAACTCAAATGATTCTGGTATAGCTTCTATCATAGCGTTCATAGATGCTAGCCCTGCACGTATTTGACGTGTGTTTTTAGTAAAAGGTAGTTGTAAAGTAGCACCTATAGTCATAGCTAGTGGACGTAAAAACGTATGTGTAGCTGTACCTATAATAGCTCTAGCCGGTGTTTTAGGACCAGATAGAATACTATGAGTCATTACACCTTGTAATTCTCTTACAAGTGCTCCAACCTGTTGTTTACCTTCAATCTCTCCACCTTTTATCATCTTACGAGCCCATTGGTCAAAGTCATCTAAACTGTTTACAGTCTTCATAGATGAAAAAGCTTCAAACAATGCCATAAGCAAATCACCATTATTAGGGTCATCGCCTGCTAAATTTAGTATAGCTTGTATAGATTCACGAGTATCTACCATTTCTTGAGATAATGTTTTCTCTAAGAATTGACGTTTACCCGCACCTAATGCTCTAAAATCATCAGATTTAATAATTCTAGCACGTTTAGCTTCGGTCAATGCCATAAACATTGAGTCACGTATAGATTCTAATGGTCCATCTATGTCTGTTAAATTTACAAAATCTTTTAATTCACGTCCGGCAATACCTAAGTCACGTACTTGTTGTAGTAATGTACCAACAACCATGTCAGCTACAACCACATATTTACTTGTAATTGTAGAAACCTTATTTACTACGTTACCGTCAATATCTGTAAATTCATAGACATCAGCAGCTCTTAATAGTTCTTCTAAATATTCGTCTGGTGACATCTCTGCTGCATTTCTACCTTGTGTAATACGTTGGTGTGCTGCAATAGCGTCTCCAAATTTTTCGGCTAAAGTTGTGCCTTGTTCTTTAGTCTCTTCTATAATAGCTTTGTATTTATTATTACTGTATAATTTACGTAGTACAGCATCGACTGCATCTTCTGACATACCAGAATAATTAGCACCACGCTCTCTTTGTACAGGTGTGATAACATTTCCGGCTGCACCTTCTTCAGCTCCCCACTCGTTATTAACTCTTTTACTTCTTTCCCATACAATAAATGGGTCATCTTGAGATAATGTAGCACCCTGATGCGTACCCGCCATGGGTTTATTTTTAGCTGCACGAAAGCCTGCTTCACCGTCTCGTAACTCTTGTACTCCTTTTGCTAAAGTCTCAGCGTTTACAGTTTTAGCTCTTTGACGTACAAACTCTTTAGTTGACTTAGCACCTTTTGTAAGTGCCATAGCAGCACCATCAAATATAAGACCTATGCCCATACCTTCTACGATGTTTTTTAATTTCATCATAACAGGATGGTCGTGCTCTTTTGTGGATAAAGGTGTATCTATCCAACCATAGTGATCTCTCATTGTACCTAACGCATTTTCTGCATCAGATTCTTTAGATACTAAGTCAGATATCGCACCTATACCGGCTGCACGAACAAGGCTGTTAGCTCCTAATAATGCTTGAGCACCCTTACTTATACCAAGTCCTATACCGGCTGCACCTATACCTTTAGCGGCTAGTACTGTACCGGCTGCCATTGTACCAAAGTGTACTGTACCTCTAGCCAGTTTACCCCACCATGTTTTAGTAATGATAGGGTTACTGTATGACCCAAACGGGTCCCACTGTGGTTTATAGTAACCATTCTCTTGCTTTTCTCTTTGCATTTCGCCAGAGAGAGCATCAGTAGTTCTTTCTGCAAACGTAGCTACGGATGATAAAGAGTCTTGAACACCACCAGTTAAAGCAGATTGTAGTTCTTTGACAACACCTTTAAATCCCCAGTTTTCCTGATTACGTGGGTCATCAATTTCAGCTTGATCTTCTTTTATTTCCTGAGCTTCTTCGTAGTTCTGTTCTGCAACATTTTCTTGCAGATCGTCATTCTGCATTACCGCTTCGTGAGCCTGATCGAAAAAATCCGGTTCACGTTCTAGCTTATCTTCTTCTTCCATATTGTTATTGAGGGTTTAAAATGTAGATGTCAAACAAGCCCATTGGTAGTGAGTTAGGTGACAAGAATGGTTCAGTACTAAACTCTTCATTCCATATAGCTGACTCTTCAAAATCAACTTGAACAGGCTCTATAGATAACTGACTGTCAGAGTCGCCTGTAAATGCACCGATACTTGTTAACTGATTGTCAGAATATAATACATTTTTAGAATGAGCATCTAAAAGTAAGTTCTGATTTTTTGCATTAAACGGTGCATCTGGTGGAAGTCCGCTTCGTTTAAGGGCTGCTAAAAAGGTATCCTTGTTCCAGTCATATCGACCTACTTTAATTTTAGGACCGTATTGAATACCTGATCTAGATTTATTTTTTGAAGTACTAAATAATCCTTCTATGTCTGTCATACTCATTTCTTGTATAGGAGTCGTCTCTGATAAGTCGTAGGTTCTACCAGTTGTATCCACAAACGAATCATATGTTGCATTTTTTCTAGACATCGAGTCGTAGAAAGGATTATTTGTAATAGAGTCTGTGTCATAAAGACTAACTCCATGTTGATTTTGTGTTACTATTTGTATAGCGTTAGAAGTAGTAGGGAAAGTATTTAGTCGTTTTTTATCTCTTTCACTTAGTGACTCGTCAAATGTATCAAATCTAGTAAAATACAAATCATTAGGGTCAGCGTCTTTAGGGTCTATACCCAAAGCTTCCATTCTTCTTTTTATTAGCTTTAGTGGATGTATACCAGTTTTTCTAGATAAGTTAATGTAATACTCAGGTATAACACCAGTTTCATTCTTTAGTGCTCGAATAGCCATAGGCATAGCTTCCATTTCGCCAAGCAAAAATCCCTCACTATCAAGCGTACCATCCATATCCTCATTTAACAACTTTATAGTTCTATCGTACAACATAGCAGATTTAATATCCTTATCTTTGATACCCATATTAGGAGCTCGATAAGGACTAACCATTTTTTTCTTGCCAGTGTTTTCATCTACAACTTCTACATAGTTATTTTTGTCGGCATGTTTAGCTTTTATTTTGTCTATAGCATAGTCATGAGCTTTCTGAGCAGTTCCAGCAACAGCAAAACCTTCTGCATATAAGATTTCATAGTCTTGCTCCATGTTATTAACAATAGTTAACACTACATCAGAAGCCTTATCAGGGTCTAAAACTGTACCGTCAGCGGTGATGTTAGCAAGAGCGTTAAATCTTTTACTTGCCTTTTTACGATAGTCCTCAGTAGGTTCAAATCCTTTCAGTATAGATTCAACTCTTTTTCTAGTTTCTTCTCTTATTTTCTCATTTTTTATAGCGGCTAGTCGACCTTCTAAGTCACCTCCATCTATCTTACCGTCTCTTTGAACGTCTAAGATTAACCATCTTGCTTCCTCGTCGTCATCATAATCGCCGGGAATATAGTAATTTCTTAGATCATCAAGCAGTGGACTGGTAACTGGTATCTGAAGATCTTTCGCTAACTTAGCTATATCTTTATCTTTCTGTTGTTGAGTAACAGGCTGACCATTTTTGTTCTGTTCTTTATAACCACCAATAATTGTCAATATACCAGAATTAGCTTTATTCTTTTTATCCTGTTCATGATTATCATTCTCTTTTTTCTGAGCTCGCATAATCAGATCTCCAAGCTTTTTATCTAGCAACTTAGAACCAGTTGTATTTAGATCTAAAAGATTAGTTTTCTTACCATTTGTACCGGCTTGCGGAAAGTACAAATCTCTTATCATCTGTAACTCAGTAGTTCCAATATA